GGTGGTGGCTGCTTTTTCACTTGGCGGTGGATGAGTCGCAAGGCGAAGGCGGAAGCCGACCAAGCGGCTGCGGAAGCCAAGGAGAAGGAGGCGCAGGCCAAGGCTGCGGAGATAGAGATGGCGCAGAAGGTGCAGGACACCTATCAGGAGATGCTGGAAGACAAGAACAAGGAGGTGGAAGACAACCATCGCTTGATAGCTGAGTTGCGCGAAGACCGCGACCACTATAAGAAGGGCTACGTGGAGATGCGCGACGAGTTGGAGAAACTGGGCAAGGACTTCTATGAGTTCAAACAGAGCACCATCAGGGAGCGTGAGAAGATGAAGAGCGACATCGCAAGGAACACCCGCATCGCCGAGTCGTCGCGCCCTTTCATGTGCGGACTGGCCTCCGACTGCGCCAAGTGCGTGCCCGTGATAATCTCCGACGAAGGCACCGTTAAGCCCGGCAAGAAGGGCAAGAAGCAACATGATATCGAACCAACAAACGAAGACTGAGAGAAGATGAATACCAACATATCCATGCACTTTACGGTGGAGGAACTGACGGCCTCGGAGACCGCCAAGAAATACGGCATCGACAACCGTCCTGGCACGCAGCACTTGATCAACCTTGTGTATCTCTGTGCCTACGTGTTGGAGCCTTTGCGGGTGGCGATGAAGCGACCTATCAAGATCAGCAGCGGCTATCGCTGCGAGGCGTTGAACAAGAAAGTGGGCGGTGTGAAGTATTCGCAGCACATGAAGGGTCAGGCGGCTGACATCAACATTGAGGGTGACATGGCGTTCGGGCGCACCGTGTTTGAGTACATCCGCAAGCACCTGACCTTCGACCAGCTCATCTGGGAGCATTCGGGCAGTGTCTACTGGGTGCATGTGTCCTACGTCTATCCAGACTTCGGCAAGAACCGCAAGCAGGTGATCGAAAATCTGGTGAAGAAATAGATGTTTTTTCATATATGGTTAGTTTTTTACCTATTTATTTTTTATTTCCTTCGACGTGATGTCGATCCATAACCTTTACATAACATGTTTATAACATTTGTTTTGAAGTGAATAATTAAGTTTTTTCCAGACTCGCAGCGGCGGGTCTTTTTTTTATACTCTGAAAAGCACAAGTAAACCTATACGGCTTTTATCGCGGATATGTAAAGACGAACGATAAAAGCAAAGAATCAATGAAATGGCTAACACTTGAATGGATTAAGAAGCAGTGCCGTATCGAGCCAGGTTTCACTGACGAAGACGGCCTGTTGGAAAAGTACGGCGAAGCAGCCGAGGACACGGTGCTGAACGTATTGGGGAAGACGTATGACGAGGTGATGGACGAATATGGGAAAATACCCATGCCCGTGCAGCAAGCCTCGATGATGCTGGTCGACCTGAGTTATCAGAACCGTACCACCGATGTGATCACACAGTTGCACAACACGGGAGCCTTCGACACCCTCGTGGCCCCATACATCCGCCATGCTTACGGCGATGTAGACACCGTGCCGCAGGAAGTGTTCACACTCGGCTCGCAGTTGAAGATACTCGTAGAGGCAGAACTGCCCGATGAGTTGAAGATGCAGGATGTGGACTTCACGGTGGTGGTGTACAACAACGATGAAAAGGATAAGACCAAAACCTATCAGAAGGCCGACTGCATCCTGACTATTTACGGCACTTATGTGGTGCTCGTAGATTCGACAGACCTTGGCATCGGTCGCTATCTCTGCAAGCTGACGGTAGATATCCCAGACTCCGACTATCCCAGCGGCTACCGCAAAGAGGTGGTGAAGATAAACCCGCACGTAACGGTAAAAGGATAAGCGATGAAGGCAATAGCAAAGGTGATACGAGGCTCAGTGAGGGCACAGGCTACGACCACAGGCGGACTGATGGCCGTGGCTTACGCTTTGCCGACGGGCATCAAGTCGAAGGCCGAGCCCACCGATCAGTCGGACTTGCGCCTATATCTGGATGTATCGCCCGTTGAGCCGCAGCAGTTGGTATGGCTCGTGCCTCAGTATGGTATCGACTACACCGTGACGGCCACAAGAGGTTTGGAATGGCTAATCAAGTAATAACTAAATAAATTAAGATTTATGGCATACGCACAATGGCTCGTACCGAGCAAGACATCAGGAAGCGGCAACGATACCGTCAATGTGACGGCGGGTGCCGACAACACGGGACGTTCACCGCGTCAGACCACAATGACCTTCAAGGCATCGGGTGTCAGCGACGTGGCCCGCACCGTCATTCAGGCTGGAAAGCCGGAGTTTGTAAACATTCAGAGCGCAGCAGCCGTGAGCAAAGACGGTGTAACAACCCTCACCATCGAGGGCACCACCAACTCGCAGGCGTTGACTTTCGCACTCACCAGTGGTGGCACATTGCCTCTGACACTCCCAGCCACCTATCTGGCTAACTCTGTCAGCACGAACAATGGCGCAGACATCACCGGCGACCCAGGTGCTACTACTGAGTTCCCGTTCTCGATTCAATTCTCTAACATTGCGGCTAACCCGACCATCTCGACGCGCACCGTACAGTTGGTTGTGACCGACCATGCCGGACACACCGCCACATGTACCATCACGCAGGCCGAGGGTGATCCTACGCTTGAAGTATCGCCCAGCAGCGTACAGATCGACTGGAACGCATACACCGCAGAAACCAGCGCATCGTTCACCGTTACCTCTAACACTAACTGGACGATTGAATAATGGCAAGCATCAGCATTCCTTGGAACGACGGCCCTGGCAACATTGTCCTGACCTACACGGGTCAGGGCAATGACACGGTCGTTGTCACCTCAGACACCGACAACCTTGGCCATGACCGTCGACAGATTATCACCTTCGTCATCACAGACGGTGCCATCCGCGAAGCATTGTGTAGCAGTGCATCGCAGTTGGTGACATCCGACGGTCATGCGCTGACCTGCCTCGACGCAGCCATGAAGGTGACGGTAGAGGTAGTCCAGCCCACGGGAATGAAGTTGCTCGTTACTGCCAGCAACCACAAACTTGTCACCATCAATGGCCGCGAGTTGTGGGCACAACCTTCGACATAAACCAAAATCAGGAAAGTTATGGCATACAGTTCAGGAATGAGAAACAAGCGCGTGGCGATTCTGAATCGCAAGGCCGGTGCAGATGGTGACTTTGGTCGCAATTCTGGCGGTCGGCAATATGAATACGCCACTACCGTGTGGGCATCGGTCAAGTTCAATAAGGGCATGAAGTCGATGATGGAAGGCGCATACGATGCCTACGACACCATTATCATCCGAATGCTCTATAATGCCACCATCTGCCGCGAGTCGGTGCTGATCTACGACAACCGCACATGGCAGATCCAATCCTTCAACCGCGACTACGAGACCAACGAGATTCAAGTCACGGTGGTGGAATACGCAGGCAAAGACCTCACAAGTCTGCTGCCAAGCAATACGATAACAACACCCACCACGCCGACGACTCCAACACAGGAGTCTTCTGACGAATCAGATGAAACAGAAAATAGTACTAACAATTAAAAAATCAGATTATGGAGAATTTCAATCTTACACAGAGCGATGCCCAGGTACAGGCCATCCTCAACAAGATTCAGCCGCTCGCCACCACTGGCGATATGGCAACGCTTGGCTTCGGCTACGGTGTCTGCTCTACCGCAGGCGCAACAGCAGCCAAGACCGTTTCGATCACCAACTTCGTGTTGACTCCTGGCAGCATCTTCGCTGTTAATTTTCAGAACGCTTTCACCGCTTCATCGCCCACACTGAGCGTGAACGGCTCGACGGCAAAGGCTATCAAACTCTTTGGCAACGCTTTCCCGATGGGTAAGGTGAAGAACAATACCATCTTGGTAATGAGCTACGACGGATCACAATTCAACGTGATTGCCATTGAGCCACAGGTGGCACCGGCTCCCGCTGAAGCCGTCGACCTTGCACTGCCAAGCGGATTGCTCTGGTGCGAACACAACGTTGGTGCTACTACACCGTATGAGCATGGTTTGTATTTCTCTTGGGGTAACGTGACGGGTCACGCAGAAGGCTCAGGCTATGATTTCAGCGATGCCGTCTATGCAGAGACCGCAGGCGCAGCCCTCACCGGCAATATCGCAGCCAACAACACCTACGACATGGCACGCCACAATATGGGTTCGCCTTGGCGACTGCCAACAACGGGTGAGTTTGCTGAATTGAACTCAAACTGCGATTCTGAATGGACGGATGAAGATGGTGTGGTCGGTCGTCGCTTTACATCGCGCATCAACGGAAACAGTGTGTTCTTCCCCGCTTCGGGCTACTACCTTGGTACGACGCTCCTCAGCCGCGGGTCGAACGGCGTCTACTGGTCGAGTTCTTTCGGCTCCTCCACTGGCGCCTACGACATGTACTTCAGTTCTTCTGCTGTCCTCCCTCAGAGCCACGACTACCGGCGCCGTGGTTTCTCGGTGCGCGCGGTTCAATAATCGCCTGCACCCGTTTTGCCGTGCGAGCCACACGGCGCGCCACAAGCGCGCCCGTGGCTTGCTCGGAAAAACGGAGCTTTGATATTATCATTAATCAGTAAAAATTTTAAAATCACAAGGCAATGAAAATAACACCGGCCTTAGAGTATGAGAAAATCCGCCAAGATGCGGAATCATGGAATAAGGTCATTCTACACCGCGAAGGCAAATTCTATCGCGCTTATGAATGGAGCGCGTGGATCATCAAGACGGTCGTCTGCACTGAAGCGTTTCAAAAGGAGCGAGGCGACGCAAAGATGCTGACGTGCAATCGCTATAAGAATAAAAATGGCGAGTACGTCTTGTTAGGCTTTCCCGTAGAATCTTTCAGTAAATACGTCCCAGTTTATAAGGATGTCAAGAAGATGGAAGAGGGCGACGATCTGATGATAGAAATCGAGATGCCATTCACGGGCGAAGAGACCTACGACCAGCTCCAGGCAGACTTTGAGGCATGGAAGCAATCGTGTCCTGATGTAGAACCAAAGCCAAGCAGTCAGAAGCATGGCCAGTCGGCTACGGCACAAGGGCGCACGGGTGTATTCGGCATCGTGCAACAGATACTCGGTTATCCTGTCGAGAAGAAATCGCCCAACGATAATACGGAATTTATCATGCGCCTGAAAGATCAGGCCGCAGAGTTACTATAAACAACATCTCCCGCTCTTTGGCGAGCTCACGTTCTTTCACATATTTGCGCAGTTCAGGCGATTTCATAGGTCATCCGTCTGGCGGTTCCGTAACGAGCCGTTGGAAAAAGCGAAATGTAGATTCGGGACGGCTTTCAGACGTGCATTCCATCCCCATAATCGTGTTAGGTGGTGACCGTGTTTGAGGTGTGTTCTTCCCCGCTTCGGGCAACTACAATGGTACGACGCTCAACAACCGCGGGTCGAACGGCAACTACTGGTCGAGTTCTTTCAACTCCTCCACTAACGCCTACAACATGAACTTCAATTCTTCTGCTGTCAACCCTCAGAACAACAACAACCGGCGCTATGGTTTCTCGGTGCGCGCGGTTCAGCTTTTGCCAGAACGTGCTGCAAGACGACACAACATATATAGGACATTATGGCTTACACATTGACACAGGATGCGCTGCTACTTGACCTTTATGCTGCCTATCACATGGCGAAGCGTCACAAGGCATCAAAGCACTACGTGAGAGTTTTCGAGCGACGGCTGGATGAAAACCTACGTGAGTTATGCGACGAACTGTTTCATCATCACTATGTGCCAGAACCCTCATCATGTTTCATCGTAGAACGGCCAAAGAAGCGGGAGGTTTTTGCCGCACAATTCCGCGACCGCGTGGTGCATCATCTATACTATAACTATACACACCAAATTTTTGAGCGCACATTTATCGAAGATTCCTACTCGTGCATCCAGGGCAGAGGCACGCACTATGGCATCGAGCGACTGAAAATGCACATCCGTCAGGAAAGCCACAATTATAGTCGAAAGTGCTATGCCATGAGCCTTGATATCCGTGGCTACTTCATGCACATCGACCGAAAGATATTACTGGATATCGTCACCGAGAAACTGAGACGGATGGTCACCCACCGCGTTAATGTCGGCTCGCCGGTAAAGTGGGGTGATATCCGCGATATTGATTTCTTGTGTTGGCTCAGTGGCGAAATCATCATGCTCAATCCAAAGAAATCGTGCAAGATAGTGGGCCGCGAATCTGATTGGATAGGACTCGATAAAAACAAGTCGCTATTCCACACACCAGATGGCTGTGGCCTGCCCATTGGCAATCTCACCTCGCAGCTATTGTCGAATGTCTATCTGAATGAGTTTGACCAATTCATGAAGAGGGATTTGAAGTGTCGGCATTATGGCCGATATGTAGATGATGCATATGTGGTAAGCTGTGACAAACAATGGCTCCTGTCGCTGATACCCAGCATTCAAGACTTTCTGCATGAACGGTTGCACCTGGATATCCATCGCGGAAAGACACAGATACATGATGTGAAATACGGTGTGGAGTTTCTTGGTGGTTTTGTGAAACCATACCGCACCTATATGAGCAATGGTGC